AACAGGATAGTTTTCTACTTTTTGTTTTCGGTGAGAATTGTCGAAACTCACCCGATAGGCTGTGAAGTTATCTCTGCCCATCAGTTCCATGTAATGGTTATTGCTGAACCTATCCTAAAACTTTCTTTTCATACTATGATTATATAGTACTTTAATTATGTTGTCAACACATTTTTTGTGTTAAAATAGCCAAAAACGATTAAACTCTTTGTTTATATCCGATTATTATCCAACGATTGTTATTCCAGCGGGTGTTTACCTGCATAAGTGTATTTTTTCGGATATCATGAAAAAACAACTCGCCCTTAATGGAATTAACCATACTATCTACCAAATTATAAAAGCTACTAGATATACAATGTATTTCTTTTGCATTTTCAATTAGTTTTTTATATTCTAACATATTGGTAGTTTGACCTGCTCCTATTTCGATTATTTTGATAGGAGTAAGTCCTCTTGATTCTCTAAATTTTGGAATATCTAGGGGAATACCCATAGGAATATCACTGGCATATCTATGCACCAAAATATAGTCTGATTCTCCCTGAGTCATTCTATCATACAATTTATCAGATCCATCAACATGCTTAGGCATATGGAAATCAAGATATCGCATCTTATATGGAATATCAAAATTGTCATATATTTGTTGTTGCCAATGGACATGTATCCATTCTGGCGCACAGTCTTGTCTATGTAGTTCTGTTGCAACTAGAGGCAAGCTATTTACTCTAACAACGTCCGGAAATGTTCTCATGAATATATCTTCTTGGGAAGGATCATAAAATCTCCAAACTTCGATATTTGGAAAATCTTGATATAAACATTGAAGTGTTTCAAAGAATTCTGCTTTTGCAGGATAATATAGCGTTTCACAATCACGAGCATAGTGATGTACAATAGCATTGAATACAAATGCATCACCTAGCCCTTTGGCACTATCGAAGAAAAGTTTTTTAAACATTTTATCGTTCCTTTATTTTTAATTTAGCATAAACAGTTTGAACTCCTACACTTTGCCGAATAGCATCCTGTAGAGCATCGTGTTTTGATCCTGTTGGCATATCTGGATCTACTCCCAAATCAAATAGGGTACGGGTATCTCGTAGCTGCCAAAAATTCCAAGGTAATGGTTTCCCAAGTTGCCTATAGATATTTTCTATAATTACTAAATCGAATGTAGCACCGTGACTCCAGAATGCAGAACATCCCCATGCAAACTTATGGAATTGATCTATAGCATCAACCAAAGGAATCCTTCCATCTTCGCTAAACGCTTCTTCCATAATTGCAGGATCTTGTTTACTCCACCAATCTAGTGTATTGGGATCTATTTCTCTGTTTAATTTATCTTGATCGTCGAGATTGATTTTAAAATAGAGTTTATCTCCGTAACCATTACCGTATGGATTAAAGTGTACTGCGCCTAAACTTAGTACAACAGCATTTGGGGAGACAGCCATAGTCTCCATATCAATCATTAAATGTTTTGCCATACGTTGATTATACAGCAATATTATTTAACTGTCAATACGTATATCGTCCGGAGTTATGCAATACTGCCAGTCTAATTTGAATATAATAGGAAGATCCACAAATGATGGAGGTTCATATCTATTAATCAAATGGCAAGGCACATCTTTTCTTAAGAATATTTCTGCTAAAATAGGAACTGATGTATCAATGGTTATTAGTCTACTACACTTTTCTATAACCATAATCCAATCGAAGATTGTATATCCATCTATGAGGCTCATGTAAATGCTATTTCCTACTGGAGTAATTCCAATTGAGTGAGAACTACAATTATCACATATTAATGTATATTCTCTATCATCAGTTAATTTAAGAACTTCATAGAATAGTTGTTTTTCTTTTTCTATATTTCTATTAATTTTGACATAGTCTTGCCAGTCAGTCCAATCAACATCGGATACTTTATATTTTGCTGTCATCATCTCACTTCTATCTAATGTAGCAGGGCCACAACTTAGATATATAAAGTCTAATCCAACAACAGGTTTTCTAAAAAGTGCATCAGTTGACCCTATTAGGTAATGATATTTGTCACTTCTCCAAAAGGGTTCTTTAATAGTTCTATCGTGATTAATTAATGGAAATTCTACCATGTCTTGGGAAAGGTAAGGAATCATCCAACCATAATATTCAAATAGGGGAAATATAATTTTGTAGCCTAGTGCTTTATAGTGATGTACTATCTTTTGGATGAATATCATATCACCAATGCCCTGTGGCTGATAAACAAAGCAAGTTTTCATGTAATTTTAGAATAATTTTTTTGGTAAACTATCTGCTGCTATTTTTTTAAGCCATCTAGCTTTTGCAGCACCTTTTTTTCTTTTTCTTTCTTCGGTCGGTTTTTCATAGGAGGTATTTTTAACAACATCAATCAATTTGTTATCGTCGTCTATTTTCTTCTTTAATTTTCTTAACGCAACACTAACGTTACTATCTTTAACTTCTACAGAAGTACCTCGTTTACGATTGTTTTTTATCATTTTTCTTATTAAAAATTAAAGTGGCCGGATTTCCCTCCACTGATGATTTACTTATAACAATTTTAGTAAGGCCGCGGTCAACGAGGTTAATAGCATCAAATTGATATGGTATAAGTATTTTCTCCAATATATTTTTCAATCCTCTGGCATTAGTTTTAAGTTCCTTTGCTTTAGCAGCAACCAATTCAAATGCATCCTCATCAAATTCTAATATTATATTATCTAATTCAAACAAATATTGATATTGTTTTAGTAAGCTATTTTTAGGTTCGCGAAGTATCTGCACCAATTGTTTGATATTTAATTCTTCTACGTTAGTAATGATTCCAAATCGCCCAATAAACTCTGGAATCATTCCATAGGTTATTAGATCTTTAGTTGTAACTTCTGAAAAATATTCAACTGAATTTTCTTGACTAGATACTTTACTAGTGAATCCGATACTATTTGATTCTTTTCTTCTTTGTATTATTTTATCTAGACCAACGAATGCACCACCGCATATAAACAAAATGTTTTTTGTATCAATTTCATTCATATCACCTTTTGGATGTTTCCGTTTATCAGTAGTAGGGATACGCATGACATTACCTTCAATCATTTTGAGTAATGCTTGTTGTACTCCTTCTCCCGATACATCCCTAGTAATACTGGCACTTTCACCTTTGCGGGCTAATTTATCAATTTCATCTATATAAACAATTCCACGTTGGGCTTTTTCTATATCACCTTCAGACGCCGCCAACAACCTTACCAACACACTTTCTACATCATCACCAACATAACCTGCTTCGGTTATACCTGTTGCATCAAATATTGTAAATGGTATGTTTAAATAATCTGCTAATTTTCTAGCAAGAAATGTTTTCCCACAACCTGTGGGACCTAATAGTAAAACATTTGTTTTTTCTATATCTAAATCTGTATTAGGATTATTGATCCTTTTGAAATGTTGACATATTGCAACACTCATTGATATTTTAGCTTCATCCTGTCCAATGACATAATCGTCTAAATAATCTTTAATTTTGCTAGGGTTGTAAATTGCTTTAAATTCATCAGTGGGGAATTTTTTAATCTTCTCGTCTTTTAGTATCTCTACACAAAGATCTATGCAATCGTTGCAAATAGCACTATTTTCGCTGATAATTAATTTTTCAACATCTTGTTTGCTTTTTCCACAAAATTCACATTGATGTTCACTATTATTTTTCACCTAATATACTTTCTAAAAAATCCTCAACTTTATCTACTCTGTTTTGATTTATATGACTATACACTGCAACTTTGTTTTTATCATCAGTTGAATAATAAACGGCCTGCTTTCCTAAGCAATAGCCTGCTAGCATATCAGTCATTGGACTAGTATTATCGAGGTTAATGTACTTATGACTTGAGGAAGCCATAGCATGTAAAAACCAAACTACATTTTGTTCATTTTGAATAAAGTATATATTCAATTCTAAATCTCTAGTAGACTTGGCCATCCACGCAGTAGCAGCATCTTGCTGATCTTCTGTTAGATTCATTAAGAGGATGCTGGGATTATCATTCTCAAATATATCAGGCGGAGTTATTAGTGTTATTGCTAGGCTCATTTTTTTCCATTTTTAATCTGTTTTCTTGTTCGCTTATTACCTTATTCCATTTGCCACTTTCTTTTTGTTCTTCATTTTGAACATAGTTGCTGACTAAATGTTTCGGACCGTAAATATCTTTAGCTGCCTTTACAGCCATACGCTCACCATTGATCTCTATATATTCTTGAGTAGGAGGTATTGCATCCCAATCAATATTTACGCCGGTCGGTTGTTCAACTACAGTTTCTGTAACCAATTCAACTACAGTTTCTGTAACCGATTCAACTACAGGTTCTGTCTTGCGTTTTCTAGTTTTTTTTACCTTAGTTTCTGGCAATGGTGTAGGTTCAGTTGTGGTCTGCGATACAGGTTCAATGGGCCAATTATCCCAAGGAGTTTTAGACTTATCTTCTAAAACTTCTTCAGTATTAATTTCTTTTTTTGGCATCCTAAGTCCAACAATAGTACCATCACTATCTTTAAGCACACCGGGCTTGCCTTCACGTTCTCTAAACTCTTGAAAACTCATTTGACTAGCTAACAGTAAAATAATTGCTAACGGATCAAATACAATAATAATTGTAATAATAACCCAAGTGACTGCTTTTTCTAAAATATTAGGATCTGTGCTACCATAGAAAAAAGCTGCTATATATTTGATTGGTCCTACTTCAGCTTCCACTTTACGTACTTCTGCGGCAATAGGGGCCCGCTCTTCATTAAGGCTACTAATTGTTTTCTGTTCGGCTTCAATGTCCTGAAGCAGTCTAGCACGATCTTTGGCCTGCCCCCGTCGTAGCGCAACTGCTTTATCGGCACCTTTTTCATCTGCACTTCGACCCATGACTTGGTCCACAGCCTCATCCATTTGTTTAAGTTGCTTGCGGTTGGCATCTATATTTTCCTTACTTGTTTTAATCTTTTCATCATACACACTAATTTTAGCCAGTACATCACCACTGACTAGATTTTGATCACTATGTGCCTTTGATAGGAATCCAAAGATACCCATACTAGTAATAATCATAAGAACTACAATAGCGACAAATAGATATGTCTTAATTAATAATGGAGCAGTCTTCCAATTTTGTTTAAGCCATACAGTGGCCACTAGCTTACTAATTTCTAATGTGGTTCCCATAATGATAATAGGAACAACAGCAGCGGCAAAAATAGCAGTAAGGCCTACTACGCTATAATAGACTGCTACTGCTGAAATACTTAGACCACTTAGTAATGCAAGATATGCTATAAATTTTTCGTTAAGTGTTGGTTTCATAAGAATATTTACCGTCGCATCCTTGAAATATCAATAGCTTCTTCGTCACTAAAAACTGGTACTGCATTACTCTTATGCATAGTGGCAATACCTTTAACCTTAGTACCTGTATATACTTTAGCAGGAGCCAATGTTGCTACTCCGCCACCTGTACCCAGACTAGGAATGTGTTTTGTATTAGTACGGCCGACCGGAGTATCTAGTTTGTATACCAATGGTTCGGCAATCATTGCACGTCGACGTTTGCAATCTTCTTGTTCAACACCTTGCCTCTTAAGAAGCTCTTTCCAGTCAGCATCAAGTTCGCGAGCTCGCTGTGCTTCGGCAGCATTACGGAATTTGATTTTGCCTTTTTTCTTTCCAGTCGTGGAAAGGCTAGGATGATGTAAATGCATACTCATAATTAAACAGTTTCTTTAACTGTGATTGTGGATAATTGTTTTTGAACGGATTTGGGAATACCCGTAAATCGGAGAATAGTACCATCTGGAGCAATTTTAAATGAGCCAGCAACTACCCAAATTTGACGACCAGTTGCATCAATACCTGCCAATTTTCTTACAACACCATTTACTAAACCAGAAGATGTCACCTTACCTCTGTTCCAATGATATGTGGCATTCTTACCCTGCCAAATTTGAAAATTTGCACTATTAGATTCACAATATTTGTGAAGATTATCGATAGTTTGTTGAGTTGACATAAGTATCTCCTTTCACTTATTATAAGTAAGTTTTAATATTTTGTCAACTATTGATTTTACCGAATAATATCAGGATTACTTTTTAATGGAGGATCAACAGTAATGGTAGCATTATTTGTACTAGTTAATAAACTAGATGCAATATTTGCATAGGTCTTTGCATCGGCAGATAGTGTTGATTGATATAATGCCAACTGAGCTGGATCTTTTATATTATTTTGAACAGCACCTAATGTTGCAATTTGCTGCAAGGCTTGTTGCTCTTTTACGGTGGTTGCAATAGTAGCCTTATCTGATGCAACTTGATTATTTATAGCGGTGGCTGCTTCTGTTAAAGCATTATATGATGCTTCCCATTCATTATATGCTGTTTGTGCGGCCTCTGATGGTGGTGTATAAATGGTTCTAGTAGTAGTTTGTCCTTGGCCATTGGTGATAGTTTCTATAGTGGGAGGAGTTAATAAATTTTTTAACGAAAGCAATTTTGCATCATGGTTAACTAATGCTGCTTGAAATGTATCGTGAAGATTATTTCTTGTTAGAGATCCTATCATTTCGTTTAGTGTAGGAGTGTTTGTTATATTTAATAGACTTAATACTTTACCGGGAGCACTATTAACAACTTCATATGCGTCAGTTAATTTAAATCCAGCAGCGGTTTCACCATCGGCTTGAACACCAATAGTCAATTCGTTAGTCCAATGCCCGAGGTTGACTATAGAGTCATGAATAAATCCCCCAGCATTCAATGCTATTTGTGCTGCGGATAAATTGGTGCTTATTGTGGAATTTTCGCCTGCCCACAAAGAAGCAGTACCTGCTACGGTAGCAGAGCCAGTAAGTCCGTCTCTAAAACTAGTAAGTGTGTTTGTAAGAGGATTAACAAACATTTCTTTGAAACTGGTAAATGCATTAGTTACATCAGTAGGAATCATTCCCGCAAGTTTGCCTACTCCCTCTTGTAATCCGTTTATTGCACCCTGAAGTGGTGAAGGAAGTTTAGCAAAAAATTCATCAAATGCTGTACCACCTGCTAGTAATGCCATTCCACCACTTACTGCAAGTCCTATAAGATCCGATATTGCTGCTGATAGATAATCTCCCCAACCTGATTTTCTCATAACAGGTTGTCCATCTACTTCGATGGATAGGGCCGGGGTAGTTTTGTGGCCGCCAATCCACTCTTTAATGGCTGCAATTACTACTGGATAAGGTGTGCCGGTCATACATATTCTCCTTAACTTAGTGCTATACCTGTAGTTCCTTCGAGGTATTGTGTTGCCGCATCTTTTTTTGACAACATAGGACCTGCAACTATGGCAGTTTTATTAATCTTTACAGAATCGCTTGATGATAAAAATACCCAAGGTATCATTCCAAGGTCGCGAGCACCTGCAACAACACTCAATGGTCTATTAACTTTAATAGCATCTATAGTTTCTTCATCATATCGTGCTATGATTTCCTCACCACCTACTAATTTTAGTGTAACGACATCACCTGCGTTTATTGATTTTTCTAATAACATATTGTTCCTTATAACTCTCCGCTTTCTGCTAATTTTAACATTAGACTATAATGTTCGTAAGCCTTTTTCACTGCTGGATATTTGTTCTTAATATACTTCTCACGTTCTTTTAATTCAGTCATACGTTCAAACATTCTGTAATGACCTTGGTTGTGTAAGTTATTATAAACTTCTGCTTCAAAATCTGCAATACGTTCTAACTCACTCTCTGAAATTTCCACTGTCAGTAATCTTTCAGTTTCAAAGTTCATAGCATTCATTGCTGTTAATTCGTTATAGTCAGCAGGGTTGTTAAAATATTTCACATGCATACGTGTATGTCTATGGGCACGTTTGTTATCATCAATAACTTGTATGCGATGATAGTTTACAAACTTTTGAACATTTTCTTCACTCATTTTCTATTTATGGCATTGGCCATTTGGCTAGATTCATTTTTACGCCTTGAGTTTTCTCTTTCCAAATATTGTATTCGTTGATTTAACTCAGTCATCTGTCGTTTCATCTGTTGCACTAGCTGTTCTAGTTGAGAAATTTTTGGATCAGGCGTGCTCATTATCTTCTTTAGGTAATTCGCATAACTTTTCAAGCATCTTGTAATGATTATATGCTTTCTTTAATGCTTCAAAGTGTTCTAATTTTTCTGGGTCTGGTACAAGTATAGCAAGACGTTTGGACATTGTTTCCATAAACTCGCCGAGATCCTGCTTGTTTATCATAACCTTGCCTTCGAACTCTGCATCACCTTTTACATTTAATGTTGATTGACTGCTATTAGTTGTTATCCAGTTTGAGCTGCTAGTGCCGTTGGTGGTATAATAACTACCTGCACCGCCACTAGAACCTATACTATATGTCCCGGCATTAAGACTAGGATATGGTCCTGTTATCGCTGCTACCTGGGCAGCAGTCAGTGGAGGGATTGTAGTATTCCAAGTATTATCTAATGTGATAGTATCATACATTGTTGAGGAGCTCATTTTAAATACGCCTGTAATTCTTTAAAACCACCAACATAAGCATCTTCGATAAAAACTTGAGGAAGAGTTCGTGCATTAGGAACAGCTTCTAATAGTTCTTCTTTTGTATATCCATCGTCGATCTTACGTTCTTCAATTTGATAACCTTTAGATTTTAATAATGCGTGTGCTTGATCACAGTAGGGGCAGTGATACTTACTCCATAATATTGCTTTCATATTCTTTCCTTATAGATCTGGCAACTCATCATACATTACTGAGTCTGACATAACACCAATAACATAATTTGTACTTTCAGTTTCCTGAAGAGCACTTTGTTTTTTTCCTATATTCACATGTTTATTAAACCAAGGAATAGGGCTAGCTCTGGGATGTTCTTCAGCATATTTAATACCAATATCTTTTAATCTATTAAATGCTGTATAATCTACAAAATCTTTTAATATACTTGCATTCAATCCAATTACTGGTCCTTTTTTAAACAAATAATCAGCCCATGCTTTTTCTTCAATGATGACTTCCATATACATAGCATATACTTCTTCTCGACATTCATCTACTATTTTGGCAAACCGATCATCATCTTTTACTACATTATTGATTAACCAAGCAGTCCATTCTGCGTGTAATAATTCATCTTGTAGAATTAGGCTAATAATGTTTCCATTACCAATATAGATTTTATTTTCTACCATAGCTAAACTTGTGGCAAATGATACCATAAAACGGAATGCTTCAAGAGCATAACTAGCATTAAGTGCCAACCAAATTGCCTTGATATGACTTTCTTCACTTACCGTCTTTGGGTTAAGCTCTTTGAAGCAATTTAGTTCATGTAGTTTATCATAGTATCTACCTATGCTGGCTGACATTTCTACAATTTCTTTAGTGTCGTGAATCTTGTTGAATTCTTCTTTGGGCACACTATACACATTGCGAATGATGTGACTGTAACTCTTGCTGTGAATATTTGTTTCAAAGAAACTCCAGTTACTAACTAGTGCTTCTAATTCGGGTATGCTAATTACAGGACTAAAGATTTGATTTGGCGCACGGCCTTGAATACTATCTAATGCCGTTTGTCGCAGTAAGTTACTTGTGAAAATATGTTTGACTGCATCACTCGCATCTTTGTGATCCATTTTGTCTTTGGTTAAACTAATCTCTTCTGGCACCCAAAAGAATCCTCGAGCCAGTTCTTCGTACTTTTGAAGTTTTTGATATTTAACTTCTTCAAACCGCTGTACAGTAACTGGTCCCTCTGGATCTAGAAACATTTTACGTTTGAGATAGTTTGTTTGTTTACTTAAATTGTATTGTGCATTTGACATTTAATTATTTTCCATGTGTTGGTCTAACCACTGCTTGCAATCATTCCAATTTTTATAGATGTGTGCAAAGCCCCCTACATTCTCCCATTCTTGGCAATTACTAATTCTGTCGTCTATCAGTACATCGCCCGGTTTACAATGCTTCCATTTGTCAGTACTATAAGGACCGAGGAATACAGGAATATTTGGGAAATGTTCGTGTGCCCAGAATACCTTATCTTGTATAGCCCATTGCATATCGTTATTTCTAGGAAGTGCTGATAAGAACGCTAAGTTATTTATTTTTCCTGATTCTAACAAATTACGACAATATTGTACTAAATCATGTGCATTATCTTTTAATGGCAAGTGACGATAAAATCTAGAGTTCATTTTGATTTTATCCCAATCTTCTTGTGGAATGCGGCCGCCTTCTCTTTCCCATTTCATTTTAAGAAATTCTTCTGCACTAGTATGCCAATCAGCTACCACATCATCCATGTCTAAATATATGTTCATAACTTACATGACTCACAGTCTTCATCTTCATATATTGTAACAGGGGCAATGGATACTAATCGATCACTCTGTGTGTTTAATACATTTTTACTTCCGACTTTATCTATAAGACTATAATACATTGTTTTTAATCCCCACTTGTAAGCCAACATTAAATTCCTAGCAATCAATGTACCCGGTACTTTGCCATCTTTAAAATGTCGTGGACTATAGAATGTATTAGTGCTTAGACTTTGATCAATGTATGCTGCCAATACTGCTGATGTCTTTAGGTAATCAACACAGTCAGTTTGTTCCCACATTAATTGATAACGATTCTTTAGACGTTTGTATTCCGGAACTACTTGTGTAAATGACCCTGCTTTGCTTTCTTTAACACTGATTAATTCCATAGGCATTTCAATACCATTAGTACTGTTTAATACAACACTACTAGATTCAACGGGAGCGACTGCCATAAGTGTAGCATTACGTATTCCGTATTTTTTCATACGTTCACGTAACGGTTCCCAATCCATACTAGGAGTAAAGTCTGTTAGTTCGTTAACACCTTTAGCTCTGCGTTCCCAGGGAAATATTCCCTTACCGTAGTAAGTATGTTCGCTACGCTTACATGGGCCACGCTCCTGGGCCAGTTCCACACTTGCTTCAGTAAGGTAATATGCTTGATGTTCTATCCAACGTTTAACTTCTGCCAATGCCTCAACTGAACCGTATTTGAAACTCTTACGAGCATGCCAATAGGCCAAGTTTGTAATACCAACACCCAGTGGTTCAAAATCTTCATTAGCCAGCTTACTTTGTATGCTTAGGAAATCTTGATATTGTAACAAGTTACTTAGACTGCGAACTAATACGCGGCAGGCCTTACGCATCTCTTGTGGATTACGGAACGCACCCCAATTTATGGACCCAAGAGTACAAAGAGCAATGCGTCCCTCTGGATCTTCAATTCTTTGGAAAGGCTTTGTGGGTAAAAGTATTTCTTGGCATAGAT